AAGTATGGATTCTGAGACCCAAGTACAATATACGGTAACATTTTCCTTTGATAAGTGGGTAGAAGATTAATTTCCTATGGCTGATATTTTCAGACAAGCAACGGAAACACTTTCCAACCTTGGACACGCAGCAATGGACACAGCCAGTAATGTGGCTAAGAGTACATTGGGCGAGGAACTTTCTTATCAGTTGTTTGATAATTATGTCCCCCTTGAACGATACACTGAATGGCAGCGTGAGTATAATTGGGAAATTGTTTTTCCCTTTTCTATGGGACGTGTTCCCGGTATGGTAGTTTCTAAATATTGCAGGGCAGTTGCGTTTGGTGATTATAATTTCAAAGAATTATTCGAACAGCGACGTGGTCCAAAGAGTTTGTTTACACCGGGCACCCTGTCAATACAGGAAATTACGGCGGTATTTTTAGTTCCTGTGCCCAATTTGTTACACGGATATTTTGCTGCGTGGAAAGATTTGATTGTTGACCCCAATGGTTTTTATTCTGAACAACAACATTACAAACGACCTATTTATGTAAGGATGTACACCACCCAAGGTATTACTTCCGGCACAATTAAATTGGTGGGGTGTTTCCCTAAGACCTTTTTTCGTTATGAATTATCATATGAAAAAGAAAACCTTGTACGATATACTATTACATTTAGTGTGGATGATATTGAGTTTAGTGGTCCCGTGTATTAAAACAATTTATTTAAATTAAAGATTGGAGAAAAACATGACCCAGCACAATTTCTTTTCAATTGAGCTTCCCTCACGTTGTAAACCTTACAAAGATGTTGATCCTTCTGCCATTCGTGTTCGTGCGTTTACGGGTGGTGATGAAGCAATGTTGGCCGAAACAACAGAAAAGAACGCCGCAACTAAGTTGATGGATGTTTTAGGGCGTTGTTTAGAAGGTGTTGATATTAAAGAAATTACATTGGGTGACAAACTGTTTTTGATGGTGTGGCACGCTATCAATAGTTATTCTGATGGATTTACAGCAACCATTACATGCCAACATTGTTTACAACAGATAAAAGTGTCTTATAACTTAGCAGATGCAGAGATAGTGTATCTTTCTGATAAATTTAAAGAACCCATTGATGTTAAGTTATCAGATGGAACAGTTGCTAAGTGTAAATTAGTTAGGGTTAAAGATGAAATTCAATTGGAACGTATGGCACAGACTGTTGAAAATATTTATTTACAGTCAATTGCAATGACGATTGTGAATCCTGAAAAAGATTTAATGGAAAAAATAAAGTGGTTGGAAGATTTGCCGTCTAAAGATGTTGCCAAAATACGTGCTGTGCAGGACAGTTTTTACCACGGCCCCGATTTCAAAATGAAATATACTTGTGATAAGTGTGCTGGGGAGGGAAAATTTACTGCCCCCTTTCGATTTGAGCACCTTGTTCCGTATGGGGATGCACTCGTCAAGAATTTTGGAGTTAAAGTTTAGATTAAAATATAGTCTTAATCTTTCATTCAGTGATTTTAATCAAACTGATTTGTCTGAATTAATTTGGATGGAAAGCAGATTGAAAAAAGAACTCGACCAAGAGAAAGACAGAATTAAGAAAGGACAATCCTTATGAACTCTGTGTCTGCATCAGCAGTAAGGGGAATGCAGGAACGGTTGTCCTCTGATTACTTATTGTTTTTTTCGTTGCTTCGTGATTCATACGAACATGGGTCTCCTATGCGCCGTCATGCAGAAAACGCCATTCAACGAGTTCAGCAATCGCTCCGTTTAACAGGGCGTTTATTAGGTGCGGGCGGCACTGAAATTACACCAGTAGAAGTTGAGAATTTGGAAAGCGAACTTCGAAGTCTCAATCAAATTCGAGATCATCTTTCTGAGCAAATGGCAAAAGACCGACAGCTTGCCGCTCAATTATATGCAATAGAGAGACAAACAGGTGTATCTACTGGTACGTTACAAATGTCTGCGGATACGGTACGCAGGGCTGTAGATTCAAAAAAGGAACAACAAGAACGTTCCCGATTAGGTGCGGCTAAATTTACTGCCGTGGCCTCTGCAATAGGACATACAACTATTAGGACAATGGCCCCATTTTTAGGTCCTTATGCTGGGCCTGTGGGTGCAGCAGCAGCAGCAGTTTCACCAATCTTAGGTTGGGGAGTTAGAGGGGGTTTTCAAATTGGTGGTGCGATCAAACGTAAGATAGGTGGCATGTTTGGTGAACGTGAAGATGAATCAGATTATCCTTCAAGAGCAGGGGGTGTTTCTGGTGCATCTGTTATGTCTCTGAGTCAATTACGGCAACCGTCTTTAGGGTTTGGACATATTGCAATAGATATTAGTCGTGGTCTTTATGACTTTTTTGATAAAAAAGCATTTGATGCACGTTGGACAAAACAATTATTGAAATCGACCAAGGGTGAACCAGAAAAACGTTCAGGCAGAGACTTTTTACAAGGTAGAACGGGATTATTGTTAGGCACATTAGGTGTTGGTGGTTTAGTGGCGTTGTTCAGAGAACATTTTCCTGATACGTATGAAAAAGCAAAAGAAAGCATAGGAAGTGCGGCTGAAAAAACTGCTGAAACTATTGGTGAACTAACTATTGGAATTGGTGGAAAAGTAATAGCAGGCGCTACAAAAGGCTTTGGTCATCTTTGGGCCAGTGTGTTTGAAAAAATGGGAGATGAAATACCCAGTTGGAGGAATAGATTTTATAGCTTTTCCAAAGAAATAACGGAATATTTTTCATCATCTGAGAGTATATTAAAAAGGATGATTAGTGATACTATACAATCAGCCAGTTTGTTTTACCAATATTTTAATTCTCCACACCGAGAAGAAACACAATTTGAAAAAGTGATTCTTACACCATTTCGTTTGGGACAAAGTGCAAGAAAAAAGGTAGATGAATGGATGGATTCTACTGCTGATAAAGCTGTTAGATGGCTTTATCCTGAACTTTTCGAAAACCGAAGTAATGAAAGGGTACAAGAGGGCGTAAAAGAATGGGAAAGACGTAATTTTACAATTGGTCCGATACGTCCGATTACAGAATTTCTACCGCTTCTACCGCGAAGTCCAATAATAGAAGAATATGAAAAGTCTGTAAGAGAACAGGAATTCCGACAAGAAAAAGAAAATAATAGTAAAATTGTAAGTTTATTGGAACAAGTAGCTGAGAATACAAGGATACTTAAACAACATCCCCCACATACAGCCGTTGACCCAAATCAGTTGTGGTATACAACAGAAACTAATGTAGTAAAAAGTTTGAACAGCAATTAATATAGGTTTGTAAAATGCCAGATAATACAGAACCTAATGCGATTGAAAAAATATTCAAAGAAAATTCCCCAGAAACAATTGCTACTTGGAGAATTGACGAAGACCCTTCTCATTATGGCCCCACTGGCACGTTTGGTTTTCCAAAAAATAGAAAAGATGTTGATGAAGCATACATTGTTACGATAGAAAGTAAGGCATTAAACAGAACCATACGGGCACTTTTACAAGACGACTTTTCAACGTCTGTTCAATCTACGTGGGCCAATCCTACTATGACAGGATTTTTAACCCCTGTCTTACAAGAGGTGGCACAAGCCGCAACAACAATTGGTGTTGGTTCTCAGTTTATGACACGTCGAATATGGCACAATTCAACACCAATGAAATTACAATTAAAATTAAAATTTGATTCTATTGTTAATGCACACAATGAAGTTGTTGTTCCTTGTGGGACACTTCAACAGATGACTTTGCCCGGCAAAGTTAGATATGCTGATAGGGGTGAAGGGACTGCATCGACTGCCAAAGAATTTTTAGAGCATGTTTTAATTATACCTCCGGGGCCAAACCCTTTTTATGTCTCTTCTGATGCTGCGGCACGTATAAATGAAGCAACTGGGGCGCCTACAGGTTGGATGAGCAGACGACAAGGTGATGTCATAAAGATAAACATTGGGGGATTGATGTCGTTTGAAAATGTGATTCTTAGAGAAGTTGAGGTGGTTTGGGGTCGTCGTTTCAATAAAGAAGGTAAGCCCATTAATGCTACAGCAATAGTTAATTTTGAATCCTTTGAGATATACACAAAAGAAGACATCAACCAAGAACTTTTTAAACACAATATTGTGTAGGAAATTGTTTAAATGAACAGAACTCGTTTTTACAATGAGGTTGAAGTAAATGGAATAGATGAAATTGATTTTCTCTATAACAACCTGTCTAAGTTTTCACCTAAATATAGGGTAGCATATTTTAAGGTCAAAGAAGTTGATTTGCAGCGTCCCGATTTAATTAGCTATAAAGTTTATGGCACGGTAAAATATTGGTGGTTGATATTGTCTTTCAATGGAATACAAAACCCCTTTACGGATATTCAGATAGGGGATTTGTTGAAGATGCCAAACATTTTGGATATTTATGATTTTTATAAGAGATACGCACTTAGATAAGTTATGCCTGAACGCACTGAAACAGCAATGACCCAATTGGTGGGTAGTTATAATTTAAGGATTTATCTTCCAGATTTGGAACGTAATCTTATCATTGATCCAAATTCCCTTCGGAATTTTGTTGTGTCTCAAAGTCTTACTTCTTTTTTGCCGTCTCTCAGAATGATTATCCCGTCTGCGGGTGAGGAATATATTCACGTTGTTCCGCTGGACAAAACCAACCGGATAAGTATAGATATAGGATTTGATACAGATATTTATGAGGGTGGAAATAGTTTTGATTTTTTAACATATCGAAGGTTTCCACGTTCTCACGAAACATTATTAGATATTGAAGCCTTGCTGGATGTAAGGAATCTGTTTGACAAACGTCATATAAGAGGATTTTCTGGTACAATACATGATACCATTGAAAACATCAGTAAAGAACTCAAACTATTTTCGGCTACCATAGCAGATGGACAGCGTTCAGTTAAACCAATTATTAGTGATTCACTGCGCTATGAAAAAAATATTATCCAAACGAATCAAACCAATGCTGAGCTTTTATCTTATCTGCGTCGCAATGTAGAAGGCAAGAATGGAGAGGGTGCTTATTATTGTTTCTTGTATAATAGGGGTGGTAATACCTATTTTGCGTTTAGAAGCATGGAAGACATGATGCAGGAACCCATAAAACATTATTTGTGTTATGGTACATCCGCCATGCCTAAAACAGAAGAAGATAAAAGTGTGGTTGTCTATAACCCTGTATGGTCTTATGAGATTGTAGATGATGTAAAATTAGAGGGTGTAGAGGGGTTGGGAGGTTCTATTTATCATTATTTTGATTACAAAAATGGAGAGATAAAGGAAAATACTATTGATTTACAAGACATGTATTCATTGACTTATTTATTTTCAGTCATGAGAGGATCAAGTAAAAGCAAGAATCGTTCGTTGCTGGGAAGGAGCAACGATTTCAATGCTACATTTAGGGGCGTAGCAAAAAGTGGTTATTACAAAAAATTAATGAACTTGGAAAAAATAAGGGTGAATACCTATGCTATGCTCAATGCTGTGCCGGGTGATTTAGTGCGGTTTGTCTTTGCACAACCCATTGCACCCGAAGACCAAATGGATTTTCAGTATCAAGGTACGTGGATGATAGAATCATTACATCATTCCATTGGTATGATGATAACAACAACCCTAACATTGATACGTAGTGGTGTAGATGCTAACCCACGTAATAGTAGTTTAATACCGGCAACCCGTAGGAAACACGAATGAACGGTTTTTTTAGAGCTAAAGTTATTGATAATAACGACCCGGAACAGATGGGCAGGATAAAGGTTGAGGTCTATCCTTTCATGGTAGGAAAGGAAACAGCCGATACACTAACAAATACAGAGGGCATAGATATAGACGTGATGCCTTGGGCTGTTCCTGCTTACCCCTTATTTGATGGTGCGGGTGATGGTTTTGGGTTCTTTGCGGTGCCAAAAGAAGGGTCATTTGTGTTTGTCTTTTTTGAAAATGAAGATATTTATCAGCCTGTGTATTTTGCATCTGCGGCAGATGGTGTTCACGGCCTTCCTGAAGAACGAAAAACAAACTACCCTGATAATAAAGTATGGAAGACTCCAGGAGGCACAACAATTAATATAAATGACTCGGAAGAAAATAAAGAAGTTAAAGTTGTGCACCCAACAGGAACATCTATAATAATAGATAATGATGGGAATATTATTGCACAATCTGTTAATAATGTTACAATAACAGTTGTTGGCGATACAATAATTCATTCTGATGGTAATGTAAATATAACTTCAGGTGGAAATATTAATTTAAACTAACATGTCTAATAAAATTCCTATAGCAAGACAAGATGATACAACATTTGGCTACTGTTCTGCTCATGATGGCTACTACCCAGGAACGATAACAACGTTCGCGGGAAGAACAAAATGTGAAGGAAAATACATTGCCAGAGATGGTGATGTCGCTACAGCATCTTGCGGACATACAGGGACAATAAATTCATCTTTGTCTTCGGTGGTCGTAGAAGGACAACCCATTGCCAGAAAAGATGATTCTTTTTCCGGCACCTATTCAGGAACAATAACAGGCGGAGCGAGTAAAACCTTCGCAGGAGATTAATATGTCGATTCCAGAAGTTTGGTCAGATATACATCAGAGCATCACAACAGATGCATCAGGTGCTATACGTCGTTCTGTCAACCCGGAAGCGGTTAAAACCTCGATTGATAATATTCTACGTACCCGGTACGGTTCCCGTGTAATGCGTCCTGAGTTCGGGTGTGGGATAGAAGACCTGTTGTTTACATTGATGGGAAAAGAATTAGGAAATGAAATCATTAAAGAAGTAAAAGAATCTATTCAGTTATGGGAAGACAGAGTGGACATAAAAGGTGTTGATGTGTTTCAGTTTCAGGACCAACATCGGGTGGATATTGAGGTTCGTTTTAGTATATATGGATATGAAAAAATATTTAATACGGTTGTTTCCTTTTAAAAGGATTATTAGATATGAGTGATATTGATAGATTATCCTATGTAAATTATGATTTTCAAGATTTAGTTCGGCAGTTACAAGACCGATTACGTTCAAGAGACGCTTGGAAAGATACATACATATCCGCCACAGGACAAACCCTTATTGAGCTATACGCTTATGTTCTAAATTTGATGTTGTATTATGTTGAGCGTCGTGCTGAAGAAGGATATTTGGCAACTGCACGAAATAAATCAAGTATTATTAATTTGGTTCAGTTAATTAACTACGAACCTAAACGAAATAGGTCTGCAACAGGTAGTGTTGTTTTTGGTATTCAATCTGTTGCAGAAGGCACTATTTTTATTCCGCGACATACGGTAGTGCGAACGGCTGCTGGGGTTGATTTTGTTACCATAGAAGAAGGCACCATTGAAGCAGGGAAAACAACATCAAACCCAATACAAGTTGTGCAAGGAACAGTAGAACGAATTACAACTACAAGTGTAGGTGCACTTAATCATGAAATTTTAATTAATTCCACAACTGTTGAGAGTGACAGGCATGAGGAGTTTTCTACAATAAATGTTTATGTAGGGACACGGAAATGGTCAAAAGTTGACAGTTTCTTGCGTTCTGGTGCAGCTGACCGTCATTTTGTTATTCGTCCTAATCTCGATGATACGTTATCTGTTGTCTTTGGTGATAATGTAAGAGGTGCCGCCCCTGAAGGTGGGCGTACAATCATTATTGAATATATATCCTCTATGGGCAACGCGGGCAATGTTTATGAAGAAAACCGAATCACTCATGTTGCAAGTCCGACCGTTTCATATGATTATATAGAAGACAACGTACCGAAAACAGGCACACGCACCCTATCTATTTCAAGCTCAACGTTAATGACAGGGGGTGCGGATGCTGAGACGGCGGAAGAAATCAGACAACAAGCACCAGATATATTTAAGACAGGTGACCGATTGGTTGTCAAGGAAGATTTTCGGGCATTTTTAATTAATACTGAAAACGTTGTTGAAGTAAACGTATGGGGTGAAAACGAAGAAGACCCACCGAATTATGATATGTTCAATCGTGTTAAAATTTGTTTGCTTTTGCAGGAATGGCATGTGCCCCCACAATCTACAAAAGATAGATTGGAATTGATGTTGTACAAAAAGTCTTTGATGACAGTGAAATATGAATGGGTAGATGCTGTTATACTTGAAATAGTGCCTGTTTTGGATGTTGTGGTTAATCGACGTTTTTCATTGGCGGTAACACAAGCTACAATAGAAGCAGTATTAAGAGACCAATTTATTTTGGGACAAACAGCCCGGTTTGGTGAAGCACGAAGAAAATCAAATTTAATTGAACGCATTGATTCATTGGATTCGGTCAGCCATCTTTATTTAACTTTAGAGATATATCAAGCACTGATTGAGAATGATGGAATTTATTCGGCAACCTTGTTATCAGATTCCATTAAGCCGGGAACCGTCAACCTTTATATTGGAAACAATCTTGTCGCTGTAGATCAAGACAGAGAAACTACTGATGAAATAGGTGATTTTGTTGTTGTAGATGATGATTACTCTGTTGTTGGGACTGTAGATTACGCAACAGGTGATGTAGAAGTAGAGGTGCATCCGCTTGAAGAAGGTGATGTCGTGTCTGTTCGATACCAACAGGATAATGAAGGGGATGTAGTGGTGGGCAATAATGGAATTTGTAAGTTTAGCTTTCTTGATATGAAAAGCATTCGATACTGAGCAAGGATAGATGAATGTCTGATAATCTTACGCCACAATTGGATTTACATGCTTTAATACCCAGTAAGTTCAGGTCTTCTCAGTTGTTGACGGACTTTCTGGATGTCATATCTGAAAGGCTGGACAGTTTTAATTTTACAACAACCCATTTAAATAGAATTCATAATGCACGATTAGTATCAGATATTTCTGATAGCAGTCAAGAAATGGTTGTAAATGAAGACCACAGCCTTCCGACAGACCGCCCCATTCATTTGATGATATGGTCAGGTGGCACGCCTGAGACTGCATCGACAAAAGAATATGTAACCGCAATGTACTCAGGCACAGGTAATGTGTTTGTAATTGACCGGGCACAGCATCAAACAAAAGCAGTGAACCATGCATCTGGAAGTCGTGTTGTTTTATATACACCTCTTAGTTTGAAAGAGATTTTTGATAAAGTAGGTCGCATGGAAGGGTTGTTAAACCCACGTGTTGTGCCACAAGAATATCTACAAAAATTAGCTGATTTATTAGGTTCAAAATTACAGAGTGCTGATTATGCAGATGAAGCAACACGAAGAAACGAATTACTTTCTATCATTCCTTGGTACAAAGTAAGGGGTACTTATGATTCTTTAAATGTTATCGGTCTTATTACAGGGTTGGATTTTATTGTATTTGATTTATATACGAATGATTATCAAACTTTTGTGCAAACAAACTGGTTCGTAGGAGAAGTGGGTGAAAACCCGCCAAGTGCATGGGGGTTTGTGGGTGAATTTTCCGGTGCGACTGTTGTGGAGCTGGATGATTCTTATTACAAGTCCCCTCACTTTGGTTTATTTATCAAATTAAATTTGGTTTATCCCGAAGGATTTTACGAAGGGGAACCAGAGGTATTGTCTAATCATATATGGCGACCTTCATTATTTGGTATTCCTGATGTGCCAGATTCCAGTGTTAGAAATTACATAGAAAAAACACGTCCTGTTAATACAGTTCCTCATTATGGGTTGTATCTTGAATGCCCTACCGACCAATCAGGCATTCCATTTATTACTTACGACCGAAACAAGGAACCCTTAACTGCAACTGCAATAACAGGAAATTGGGAATATGCAGATTTATTTTTTGACGTACATGAAGGATCACCAGAAAACTTATTTGATGACGGACATTATTTTGATTCGGGTCTTGAAACATTTATAGAGACAATAAAAACATGGAAGGTGGGTACAGATGGTAAGTTTTTATTATTCAATGACCCTGTATTATCTATAGATACGGTTCGTGGTGAAGGGGATGTTTCCGGGTACGCTATTTTTCCTGATCGATTTGAATTTTATGTTGTTTTAGAAAAAGACTTTGTGGCATCAGGAGAAGAAAAAGGAATAACTGAATTAGGGTTATACCGAGGCGATGATTTGGTTTTGCTGGCAACATTTCCTTCTTTTTACAAAGACGACCAATTAGAAGCATTTATAAAAATTATTGTTTATCGTACACGAGACCCGAATGAAAACAAGCCGGTGTTCGATGATATTGAGGATGAGACTGTAACAATTACATTGCCGGACAATATCATGCTTGACGTACACTGTATTAATTTGTGTGAAGACGTGAATATAGAGCAGGAATAAATTATGATAAAAGTTCCAAATATTGAGCGTTTGAATTTTCAACGAATTTCTGAGTGGATACAATCACCATATGGAATTTATGCTTATTTTCGTGCGCGCAAATTGGGCACTTTTTATTTTGTTAAATATCGTCCTTACGGGTTCAGCCGAATAAATACACATTATCGAACGATGTTGCAAAATTCCAGTCTGATTGCGGAATTTGTTAATCAAAATAGTTTAGAAGCGTATGAAACATATATAGAAGAATTAGAATCGTTGATTTCTGATATACAAATTCGTAATTTTGGGTTTGCAGAGTTTCTTGATGCAATGACAATAATTTCTATATCAGATGATACTGAACCTACAGCTTATGTAATGTTTAACAGTTACGCATATCATCCGCGCTATGTTACATCGTCTCAAATTTATGGTCGTGGTGACAGATTGTTTAATTATTATTCAGATGCTAATATGCCACCTGCTCTTTCAGTGAACTGTGGTGATGAATTAAGTGTTTCAAATTTATATGTACCTGGTATAGATATTCCCAATTTGTTTGTAGAAGTTTTAGGTGGAGAGAGGCAAGATTATCTTAACTTTAAATTAATAGTTGGTGGGCGTGAGGGCGTTGCCCTTCTTCACAAACAAAACAAAATGCATAAAATTCTTCCAGGTATTGTATCTGGGTGGCAGTTTGATTCAATGGATGATGGCATTATTATAGATAGGTATGGCGCAAATAACGGTGTGTTGATACCTATGCTTGCAGATGATTATGAATTATTGACTGGGTTTGGTGCGGCTGTTATGCCAGGTGCTGTGAGCCGCCCGAAAGACAGTGCGGGTAAATCGGGTGTTGTTGTATTGAGTCCTACTGGTTTAGATTTTGAAGATGGTAGTTTTACAATCTCTGGATGGATAAAAACAACTTCTCCTCATGTTACACTGTACCGACAAAAAGGTGAATCAGCTTATGACATAATAAATTTATCATTAACTAATGGTCAGTTTGTTTTTTCTTTGTTTATTGATGGGCTTGTTTACCAAGTAGAAACGGAAGAATCTGTATTGTATAATGATGGGCAGTACTATCATTTTGCTGTAGTTGTGGACAGAGAACTTCATAATGAGCGTTCTGATGTTGAAGGTACTGTAGTATGTGTTGTTGTAGATGGTGATGAAGTAGCATCAGCAGATGGTATTCCATTGGACAGTTTAAATGAAACAACCGAATTGTATTTGGCAGAGTGCCCAGGCAATCAAATATTGTCTGATGAGATGTTAAAGAAGGGTGATTTTGATTTTGAAACAGACGAAATGCTTTCTGATTATTGGGATTCTGAGGGTTGGGAAGACGAACCAGATGGCCCTGAAGCAACAGTTGCCTTAGAAATTCCCAAAACATTATCACAAAAATTGTCCCTTAAACAAGGACATAGTTATAGGGTATCGGCTGAAATAGAATTGGGTGAATTAGAACTTGCTTCAAGTTACGATTTTTCTTTAGATGATACTGTTATTTATATTTATTCTCTTCCTGAATTTGTTTTTGCAGAACCACACAATGCGATAGGATTATATTGGAACGATGGTGTTTATCCTTCTGTTGGTTCTTATGATGGCTCTACACCTGTATTTAAACGTATAATTGGTAATGATGTGTTCTACATTTGGATAGCTGAAATCAGTTCGGTGTATTATGCTGTGTTGTCAAAAAGTGTTGGCAGTCATTTAGAATCGTGGTATTACCCCACACCTTTGTCAGAAAATGCATGGAATGAAACAACTTTGTCAGAAGTAGAGGGGGCTTGGGTAACTGACAATGGTGAGTTTGTTGGTGAGGTTGGTATGAGTTACCATCATGCACCTTCCTTAACACAAAATTATTTTGTTGATGTATATCTTGGAAGTACATTGGTAGAATCGGTGCCCCACACCGCAGAAGTAGATTCGAACGGTATTTATAAATTTGATAAAGAGGTTGTATTAGGACAAATAACAGATTCAGAAGAAAACCTAAGATTTGTTTTAAGAAACGTTATAGAAC